GCTTCCTGATTCATTTCACTGAAGATTCCACCGGGGTACTCACAAACCCCGTGGTTGAATCGCTTAATCCCACTCATCCCAACACCCTCCTAGTTATCGATGGCCCAATCTACCATCGTTGTTTGATTTGATAAATATCAGGAATGGAACAGTACAGGTCATAGATAGAACACTAGCCACGGACCGCTGCGATGGGGTCGAACTTCTTCCCAGCCAGCACACGATAGCGGATGGCGTCATAGGCATGGTCCTCTGCTGAGGTGTCTACGTCATCCGGATTCTTGGGGTCACGAGGCAGCACTGGAAGCTGGGCAATCGCTGAGCGGCAATGATCCATGAAGTAGATTGCAGGACGCTCGGGGTACTCCTTGCCGGCCTCCTTCACGCGGGATCGCAGCAACTCTAGGCCGATCTTGCGGGTTCCAGGCGCCTTATCAGACTTGCCCCAGCGGATGCCAACGGATGCCATCTCATCGGCGATAGTAGGCGTCCCAGGTTGGGACACTGCACTGATTTGGTTGTCGGCTGGTCCTGGCATGACATTGCGCGAGATATGGCCCGATTGTCGCATGGCCGCTTCACGGTCCTTTATGCCTTGGGCAACCTCACGCGGGGCCATCTTCAAGCCCTCATTAGGAGCCTTGGCCCCATACCATTCCCCGCACAGGATGATAGACCCACGGGGCGGACAGAATTTGTCGCCGTTGGGGAGCGTTGCCTCTGTGCCATCAGCCTCAGCCCACCAGCACACAGAGAACGGGTGGGTGCTACCCCAGTCAAAGGATCGATCCACGGTCCAGCTATGCGGGACATTAAATGCAGGAACGATGACCCGCTCCGACCAAACATCATCCAGCGCACCGCCAGCCACGATGTTCCAGTCACCGGAAAGCATCGCCTTAATTAGCGCGGCATTGCCCAAGCCCTCTAGGCGATCGGCATAGTCGGGGTCATTCTCAGTCAGAGTCGGGTTGTCATCCAGACGGGCGGGGATGTACTGCCGCTTCAGGCCACCCTCCTTCTTATCCATCTGGACGATTGCCAGCGGCGGGGCATTATCTACAAATCCAGCCTTGACCCAGTTGTGGCCGGGGCCACCAGGATTAGAGCCGCATAGTATTCTCGGGAATAGCCCCTTCATGGCAGGCGGAACTACGAGTCCACCTAGACGCAGACGACCGCGAAGATACCGGTACATAGATGCGCTGAAGTGAGTCAACTCATCCATCAGCAGCACATGGATTTCGGCACCCTGATACTTGATTACATCCTTCTCATGCTGAAGGTGGCAAAGGTGAATCTTCGCCCCATTCCAGAACTCAATGAAGTTCTTTGAGTAGTTGATCTTCACATGCCCCGCATCGATCCACTCACCGAGTAGGGCAGGGAAGCTAGTCGGGCCTTCCATGTGATTCTTATACAGGTCATCGAACAGACGCCGGAACAAGTAGACCTGCAAACCCGGAACCGTCGCGCACCACATGATCGAGGCCACGCGGAAAAGGTGGCTCTTACCGCCACCCGCCGCGCCGCCGTATAGGATTTCAGTCGCCTCAGACTCATACGCAATGGTCTGCTTAGCGTGAAGACTAAGGTTAAGTCCCGCCATCTGGCTTTGTCAGGGTCAAATTGATGATAGGACCACCCTTGTTCTCGACCTCTGCCTTAACCTCAGATCGGCTTAGCTTAGGCGCAGCGAACTCGGCCAACTGGGCAAGCCGCTGCAATGCCTTGTCAGGGTCATCTGCCGCCACATGCTCAAGCCAACGTGCGACGTTCTCAGCGTTGTCCTCTAGCAGACGTGTAACCGTCTCTCTAAACGCTGTAGTGGCCTTGTTGGGCACCCCAGGCTTCCTGCCGCCCGTTTTAGGTTTGTTAGGACCTGCCATCTCTGTTTCCGTCTACTTTTTCGATATATCGAATACTACACGATCTTCCAATCAGGGTCATTCTGAGTCTGAACCCAGCGAATTGTATCCCAGCGACTGTCACACGATGCTACAACCATGAATCTTGAACTATCACCGTCAATAGCCCCAACTCGCTCCCACATCAGTCGGTCAATATCCACCCCTACAGCCATTGCCGTCCGCTGCTGAGCGTTCCTAGCCTTCCTAGTCAAAGGCTCCATCTTGAATGGCTTGCCTACCTTATTCATCTACCTTCCTATCCTTTGTCTTTACAGTCAAACGGTAGACCTGCCCATTGTGTTCAGAGTAAATATTTCCATCAGAGTCATGCTCGCCGTGGAACATCACAAGGTCATTTCCAAATTTCACACAGTAACAAGTAATTTTAGTTAACTGGATAATTTGTTTATCACCTTCATCGACTGGATCAATCCCAGTTTCTGCAATAAATACTTGGCGGTCCCACTCATTCACGCCTCACTCCCCATCCAGTCCGAGTTTTTTCATTAGGGCGTCTGCGGTTTCATCATCCATGGAACCTATAATCCCCATCATTTCATGGACAATTTCTTGGTTGTTTGATAAGTATTCATCTTTCTCAGCCAATGAAGCCAACTCAGCCCTAAGCTTGATCTTGTCGCCTGCGGTCATACGTAAGCCCTCCTAATCCAGTATCCATTACCGTCACAATTCGGGCATTGTGCCTTGGGATTTGAGAATGCGTACCCGCCAAGGGTCTCATCGATATATCCAAGACCGCCGCAGCATTCGCACTCTTCCTCTCGCTCAAGCGGCATCACCGTCAAATGCCGGAACCTGGCATCTGCCTTCAGCGACTCCTCTACCACTTCAGTCATTGACATTGGACACCTCTGGGCGAGCGGCGAGCATGGCCCCAAACACCATTGCGGCAGTGCTTTCCTTGGTCAGCGGACCGCGCTCGTCCAGAACGTCCTCGGGGATTCCTGCCGTTGAGCGACCTGAGGCCTCAAAGTGCTGGCGCGGCGTCCATTTAGGACCTGCGCAGTGCTCCGCCATTACCGCAGCACGTCCTGCGTCCAGCATCTCTTCAGTCGGCTCCACCGGCACCAACACGTAACCTTGGAGCTGATCGTCACGAAGTGCCTCCTCGATAGCGCGACCTGCTTCCTCTGCACCGTCGATTCCTTGATCAAATGCGTAGGCAATAAATGGAAGCGCAGCCCTAGCAGCATCAATTAGACCCTTACCCGCCGTAGTGCTGGTGTCGATCTGTTCTAGGTTCATTCGATCACCTCGCGGAAGCAAACAGGCTTCCAACCAGGACGGATACCATCGGCAGCGGCTTCTTTACTCGCGTAGAAGTTGTATCCAAGGCCAACTTCTTCATGATGGTTAACCCAAATCTCTCGCGGCTCAGGCTTGATGCGGTAAAGTCTTGCCGGGATTTCTGACGAAATCTCGACCATATCAACCCAATAGCCATGGCCTTCAAGCATCTGAATCACTTTTCCTTCTGCCAAAGCCTGCACCAGCGGCAGGTAGTCCCGTGCGTTGTCCTTGTTCATCCCTTATTCCTCTCAGTTGTTAGATTTCTTCCCATCGAGCACGCATGCGCTCAATAGCCTCATACGGCACGCCATGCACATTCTTGAAATTGCCCGTAGCCTCGATCACGCGGACGGGAATGTTCAGGCTAGCTGCCATATCAAAGTAAGGCTGCATTTCCCACTTCTGCGTGAAAGTGTTAGAAACCACCACATGGCGTCCAGCTTCAAGCATCCTGCGGGCCCCAGACTGGCACCAGCCATGCGCAGCGCGAAGCTTCGACGGATCAAACACATATCCGACATAGGGCTGGACGAAGTACATATCAGCCTCAATGTGGTGGTGCATTTGCATCGACTTAGCCAGAGTGGACTTGCCACTACCCGGAAGGCCGCGAATCAGTACCAATTCCATTTAACTCATCCGTAGATAACGCCCCTCTGGCGCACCTCAATCATGCTGTATTTGTGGCCGCAGTGACAGATAGGCTGCTGGAACTGACTGTTCCAGATTTGTTCGTAATCTACCTCATGGACAGGGTAGTCCGTGTCCTCATCGCAAACGGGGCACGACAGTTCAAGCCACGGATACAGCGTTGCCATTGGTACGTGGCGCATCAATTAGCCTTCGGAATCATGCACTTACTGTAAAGCTCTCGGGTAGCCGTCAGTTCGGATTGGAGCCACTGGACTTGGTTGTCTGCGTCTGCGCCGATCCGAAGAACTCTTCCGAAAGCCTCTGCTGGTACTGAGGCTTGCTCATCCGATCCGCTGGAAGTGGGGCCAAGGGCGCTACCTGCTGGTACTCGCTGGGACATACAAGCTGCCCATTCGCCGCGCAGCCGGATACGGTCATTGCGAAGATCATCAACAATAGTTTGCTGCGCATGGATAGCCGACTCCCGTCCGGCCTCATAGTTACGCTCGGCCTCAGCCGACTTGGATTTATATTCGATGAGAGCCGCTTGGGCCTTCTCACGGGCCGTAGCCGCCGCCTGAGCCGCCTTGGCAGTTGCCGCCACTACCTTATCCCGATAGGAAGCATAGGCGTCCTGAGTCTCCCCAAGACGCCACGTCTGCACCCCAGCCACCAGGAGGAATGCAGTAGCCAATGCCGCAAACAGCGTAGCGCGTGCGCCCCCTAGGGCTAGGATTATGGCGTTCATTACAGCCAGTCGATCACTTCGATGCAATCAGGAGTGTTCTGCGACTAGCCTTCAACACCATTATCAATCCAACCGTTCTTATCATTCATCTCATTGCCCTCTTAGTCTACTTTCTTCACTTGCTTAACGCTGGTAGCAGCCGGGATTAGGCCAGTAGCCAGCAGGGAAACGCCGATCAGGCCATGCACAGCAGCCGGGATGGCGTCTAGCATACGATCAGGCAACATTGCATAAAAAGCAACTACTGCTGCGAAGTTGATGCCTGCCAGGTGGGTAGACCAGCGCTTCCACCAGCTAACCTTGACAGGCTGGACAGTGATCGGCGGGCCGTCCGGCTTCTTGTCAGGTTCTAAGATGATCGTGTCATCGGAACCGGCAATGCGCGGAGGCTCAAGAATAATAGGGTCATCAGAACCCATAGGTTTAACTACGCCTTGGGGATCAAGGATGATTGGATCATCTGGCGTCTGCATGGGATTTTTCCTTTTCTTTCAGTTTGGCGGAAGCTTCTTTCTCTATCTCTTCGCGCATCCACTGAGGCATGCGTCCGTAGATTGATGAAAGGTAAGTTTGAGAACGATCAGACTCAGCCTTACGCTCAGATAGATCGTTATCGTATCGGTTGAACTCGCGGCTCATCCATACAGCCCCCATCGCCATACTTACTAGCATCATGCAGCAAAGGCATACGCAAATCCAAACACCTATACCGCCTGCATTTACCTGGATCGAGCTAGTAGTATTGCCAGAATTAAGGCTAAGAACCTTGTCAGCCTTATCTGTAAATCTATCCAGCGCCTCAATCAACGCCCGCTGATCCCCCTGAGAATCGCTCATTATCGGTCTCGCCTATATGGTTCCGAGAATACAGGTACTTCCATTTTAACAGCAATCCTATAGACCACATCCCTAAGAGCGTGGATTTCTCCCTTTAGCTCATTAATGGATGAAGCCTTCATATAGTCCTCAGATACCTTCAGCTTAAAGTCTGTATGGGCTTTCCATAGCGCCCAAACCCAAGCGATCAGACCGCTAATCCCTATACCCATCAAAGATAGGATCGGACCAATATAGGCTTCCATATTATTCTGCCACCATGTGTTCATGGGGATTACCTCTTACTGCTGATTGCAGTTCAAGGCTACCCACGCTGGCTGAACCTCGCGTGCAGGTCATCGAATCACCCAAGCGGCGGCGTACTTCTGCGTCCACGTCTTTCGGTCGCTTAGGCCCAAATTTCCGCCGTTCACCACCTTAGTTACAGCATCCACCGAGCCTCGATCAGCAATCTCATTCAGCCCGTTAGCGCGCCAGAACCAAATCGCCGAGGCAACCGCCCCATCCGGATTGGCTACACGGTCCGGATTCTCTAGAAGGCTTTCGTCTCCCAGCCATGCGCGGCTGAATCGCTTGTAGTTATCGCGGCCTGTAAGTTGTTTGATCCCTCGGCCACGGAAGCGCCAGCCATCGCCAGGCTGCGTATTACCAAGATTCTTACGCCCCCACTCACCGCCGTACAGGATGTTGGCAAGCGCATTCTGATGGGCTGGCTGATCGGCCAGTTTCCAGCCGGTCCGCTTGCGTACATCAGAATCAATCCGGCCAAACTTCTTTGAATCGGCGTCGCTGATCCGGTGACGGCCAAACGTCTTTAGGATCGCATCCGCCGAGTAGTTCAAACTTTCGACTACCGTGCGGAATCCTCCGCTCTCCACATGAACCTGCCCGAGGAACATGGATGCTCGCTTTACGTTATCCATGATCCCAGCTGCCTTCATCTGCTTAACTAGCTCATCCGCATATTTTGCGGCGGCTGGGGCGATTCGGGTAATGGCTTGGGCGGTAATCATAAAGAATCAGGGCGGTGGTTTACGCGATGGTAAGCCAATCCGCCCTGACGTGCAAATAATAGAATTCAATCACTCAGTTGGACCATTAAGGTCTAACTTCAGAAAATGGGTAGGGTAAACCCTGTGATTAGCAAATCCACTTTCAGTAAGCCAACCATCATCCGCGTCCAGATAAGCAATGTAGAAATCCTTCCCATCACTAACGACGCACGTCTCCCCGAACAAATCCTGCTCATACGGGTCTTTGATCCTTTCAAGTTTTGCGTACATATCAGTTCTCATCCAGTCCAAGAAGTAGTGTTCGCCTTTTACGCTGATCTTCGGAAGCAAATTGGTTATTTCTTAAGTCAGTATGCTCCGCGTGCTTCTCAGGGTCGAATTCAACCTCGCTTGTTACCCCGCCCTGAGCGTAGTATCCGCCGCCGCCCTCATTGTGTAGCACCTTAACAACCGCATCCTGATCCTCAAACGCTTGAAGCCACGCAATCAGTTCATGAACCTTCATCAGAAATGCTCCATCGGGACAAAGTAGGAAACCAATCTCTTGTGATACTCATCCCTTTCTTCATTTACAGGAAGAATGCAGTTAATCAAAAAATGACTGCATCCCACGGTAATGTGGGTGATTTCAGCTTCTTGCTCAGGAAGAGAGCGCAAATATTCAACAAGACCCTCAATTTTCATTTGAACTCATCCTTATTCGGAACGAAAGGTCTTTCAAAGAAAGCATCCTCCCAGTCAATAGGCATCTCCTGAAATCCGATCTCCCTACTCATGCCTTTAGACTCCCATCCCAAGTTCCAGATATAAGGTCGAAGCTCATGAGCCAGCCAACGGCCACTCTTGCTCATGGTGTAATACTTTGCCCACCCCGGAACCCTAGACCAATCAGGCGCGAGGTGATACTTAGCCTCATCTAGCGAAGCTTCAGTGGCCTCAAGTCGATTCTCGAGGCTAATGCAACGATTCTTCATTCGGTTCATCTCATCCAGATGCTCAGCATGGCTCTTACGGAGCTTGCACCAATCCAAATACAAGCTGCCAGCAACCTTTGCAGCAAGGCGAACCTCGTTCATCACACTATTGCCCGCGCCACTGGACTCAGCCTCTTCCAGAAGATAGCGCTCAAGGTCAGCGTAGTCGATGTAATCCCGCATCATTCTATCTCTCCTTATCGAATAACCCGCGAGTGCAAGGGCGCGACTCGCTCTGCCTTCTCTCTATCCCGCTTAACCTGCTCAGACGTTCCGTGCCATGCTCGCCATGATGATTTGCCTGGATTCTTCGCCCGCTGCATTGCGCGCTCTTGGTCAGTCATGCAAACACCTCAAAGCAATCAACACTAGATTCATCAATCCCAAGACGATGAAGATTATCAATCAACTCGGCGTATGTAATGCCATCTGCCACGCACTCTCCAAACCCATTGTATGCAGCCCACATGTCTCATCTCCTATGGCTCGTGGCCGTTCTGTGTGGAGCTAGATTAACTATATGCGACAATCCTATCAACATCATGGATAGGACAGTAAAGCAGCATTGATAGAACGCTGAATGACAGGAATAAAAAAGCCGCAACGGCGGGATGAGTTCCGTTGCGGCCTAGGCTTGGGGCGGGAGAGGACGCCTTACACCCTACCGGTGGAGAGGGACACCGGGCGGCGTGTGAACAGCCAGCACCGTTAGTGTATCGCCCCAAATCCATCCGTCAATAGGTGGTGCGCGTAGAAGGATTTGAAAAGCCATCATAATTGTCCAGAGTAGACCTTGGCCCAATATCCCCTTGGCGGTTTAGTTATGCCAAGCTTTTTACACCTCTTTGAAACAGCAACATCACTCACCCCAAGCTTTTCGGCAACCCTAACAGTTGGCATTGACCAAACTAGCATTTCAAGGTCATCCGCATCTATAAAAAACCTAGTTCCCGCTTTTACAGAACAGTCGCATGAGCAATACTTTTGATTTGAATTGACAGAGCAATTGAATTGCATACTGCACCATGGGCATATGCGAACATCAACCGCATATCCCCTATCCTCCATGGCGTGTAATTTTGCGTGCTCAGCTATAGTCATCAACCTAAGGTTTGATAGGGAATTGTTTTTTCTGTCCCTATCTCTGTGATGAACGCACTCCCACGGCTCTAGCCTCCTGCCAATGCTTTCACACATAACATATACATGCTCCATCACCTTACCAGCCTTATTAGCGCAATAGTGATTTGGAGCATATGCGTACATATACCCACTACCCTTGTCTTCTCTGAAAATCATTTGGCACTCCAGGTAGGAATCGAACCTACATTGATCCATTACTGCTCATCCGCTTAGAAGGCGGTGCAGGTACTGGAGTGTATCATGGCTTGATTCCAATCAAACCAATAAAGGCATATGATTTTGGAGCGAGTAACCGGTAACGCTCCGGTTCCTACAGGGTGGAAACCTGTCGTGCGTCTATAAACACCTTACTCGCTTATATGGCCGAAAGTGATGGAGTCGAACCATCTAGACCTCTAACAAGCTTGGCACACGGCGGGCAATGAGCGCTCATCCCTACACAAATGTGATCCAAGCGAGCCACAGAAGAGGCGATGCACTCTAACGTGCAACCGTGCTACCCGAACACGCTGACTCTCGATAAAACTTGGCGGGACTACACTGAATCGAACAGTTATCTATTCCTAGATAGCCAGGTTTTCAAGACCTGTTTGCACCCTGTGCGCGTAGACCCTAAATGCTGTTTGTAGTGGAGGCCGGAGGTGATCCCGGCTTATCACGTTGACCTTTCGGCCTGCTCAGGGGGCGGTGCGCACCGCCGTGATATACCCCAGTGATTCGCAGTCACTACCTGCGCATTCTCCACTACAAACAACACTTCAAATGAACTATCGGCTGATGATTGAGAATCCGTCGATTCATGAGCTAGTGGATTTGAACCACTTCCTAGGCATGACCCTAGTTAACCATTAGGCTTTCGCCATACTCCAATCATCATGCGATAACTCACTAGCGGAATCATACAGGATTCGAACCTGCGGCGGACTTGTTATTCCCTAACTCTTCGCTAGAGCAAGCTACCCGCTATCCCTGCAACGGGATCACGTTAAACCACTCCGTCAATGATTCCATATCTCCCCCGCCAGCAGCCCTAAGCCATCTAGAGCCACTGGCGGGTCACTTTACGATACACGTTAGCGGCATGTACCGTCTAGATGGCGTTAGGGTTCCAAAATCTCCAACCCCATCCCTCAGCCTCGATTACGTCGCTACTCGCCTAGATCACGCTGCGGAGACGCCCGAAGGCTACACGACGCTCTAGGTGCCGCTGTTGTTTCGTCAAGCCAAGACCTGCGGCTGCTCGACTTCGCAGGTATCCGGACTACCGGGGCGCTGCGCTCGCCTACATCTGTTGAATCCAATCTTACTCTTGCTGGAATCCTATGCAATAGGCTGCATAGGACTCAGCGGTGCATATGTGGAACGATCATTATTGGTTAAGAGTGCTCATCAAGATAATCTATTGCGGCTAACAATGTATCACGATTATCTTTGGCAAGGCCAAGCATCATATTGCACTCAGTACAAAGCAAAGCCCTAACTTTTCCGCTTCCATGGCAGTGATCTACATGGAACGTTCCCTTACCCCTTGGCTCTGTAGTTTTACATATTTTACAACTACCGCCTTGAGTCGAAAGCATGGACTCATAGTCATCTATTGATATTCCGTACTTTCTTTTTAGCCAAGAATTGTATCTACGCCTTTTCTCAGCATTCCTTCTCTCGTCTGTCCACTTACTCTCTCTTTCCTTTCTCAATGCATTCTTTTGAGCATTTAGCTCAATCCTGCATTTTCCAGACTCATACTTTTTCTGTCTATTCGTCCAGCATGTCTTACATATATATCTTGGTCTATTGCCTTTTTCGCCTCGCATACTGGGAGACCAGTTATGGTCCCCCAGCTTCTCAAGGCAATCTTGGCAACAATCAAGATTTATCCTAGCTCGCCTCACCCTTGGACGTTTATAGGCTTTTTCCATTTTTAGCCTGTCTTGCCTCAAGAGTGTGATCTTTCCTTGACTTGTTGTATTCCAATTTAGCCAGCATAGCAGGGCCAACATTGAGTTTCAGCGCGCCAGCTAGGTCAAGAATCCGGATGATCGTATCCGCGAACTCGACCTCAATCATAGGCCGATCCGGAAGATGATCGTCATTCAGACCCTTTCGGAATCCTTCTAGCGCCTCGGAAACCTCCGAATGCACTAGCGCAATCTTTCCCGCAATGAAGTGCTTACGGCCAACTTCATCCATAGCATCGTACTCATCCCACCAACCGGACTGGCGAGCCAGCCGGTGGCAGAGTGATTGCAGACAGACCATGCCAGCGTTGGCAATATCCTTGGCAGCCTCGCCAATCACTTCATTACTCATCGTCGCTCACCACTCGGCCTGCGTCGGGGTCGGACTCAAGCTCATCCGACATAACGACCGAATCGGGGACAGCCTCGCCATCAACCACATGGCCTACCTCGATGGGGAACGGCTTTCCTTCTTCAACTTCATTCCTCGGGAAATCGGGTGATTCAATCTCTGGCAGAACCTTGCACTCAGCCTTATCGAGACTCAGCACAATCTCAGTGCCATTGCCCGAGCCGGTGATGCCAGTCAGCCGGTAGCCGAATCCGCCCAGCACGTTTACTAGGGCATCGGAGCTAATCTTGGCTACGTCGCCTCGCAGGATTTGGCTGATGCGGCTGTACTGCACGCCTGCGGCCTCTGCGGCATCCTTAGCCTTCAGGCCATTTGTGGTTACGTGGTTCTTGATAGCTGCGGCAAGCGCGTTGCGAAGCGTGGTTGCGTTGGTGTCGGTCATGTTTCCCTCTTAGATAGTAGGCGGTGCCGGAAGCGGCATCCAGTGCGTTGGCCGGGAGCCGCGAAGGGCAAACGGACCAAGCTTGTTATCAGTCACACACCACAGTCCATTAAACATAGACTCGCTATCCCCATGTTCAAAGTACGGATCAGTAGCGTCATCCTGAAGCCATGCAACAAACTGCTGATTACTAGCAAAAACTAAGACGCTTTCATTCTTAGGCGCTGTCTCAATCGGCTCCCAACTCATCTCTTGCCCCTCTTTCGTCGTTGAAGTTCTTTCTTCATCATCTCAGCTTCTTCCTTGAACCAGCGGGCCTCATGTAGCACCTCGCTCATGTCGTACCCTTGGCGGTGTAGGCTGAAAATCTCGTTTGCTAGCTCTCGGTCCAGAACCATGACGATCCTTAGTTGATCGTCTGTGTATTGGCTAAACCTTTGCTGCTTCGATTTCATTCTCGACCAACTTGGCATAGCCACCAATGTCATGCCAGTTATCGGCATACATCGGATCACCGCACACTGCCCGTGCCATTTTGTTGCAGATCATATGCAGGGCTTCGATATGGTAAGGCTCAAACTCCTGTCGGCCCTCCATTTTTTCACTCAGCGCACCAAAAAGCTCCACAGTCAGCGCCGAAACATGCGAATAGCTGCCATAGCGTGATCCTCTCTGCCGCAGCGTTTCATCTACGTTATTCACGACAAATCCACCTCTCTGCACTCGTAGCGGCCATTGGCCTTGCGCCCCCATCCGTGGACATAAACTAGCATACCCGACTCACGAATTGCACCGATATGCTCACTTTCTGCGATCTTTTTGATTCTGGCTGAGACATTCGGAGCGCTAGTAACCTGGACTAGCATGATTTCATCTCGACGGATTGCCAGAAGGTCGCCGATGTTCCACAAGTCATGGCGGCGGAACACTCCACGGAAGTTTGATGACCGCTCAACCACTGCCACGGTGTAGCCGCGTGATCGCAGTAGCTCTAGGCTGCGCTGGGTAGGGGTTTTAGTCGCCATCAAATTAGCCTTGCACTAGCTTTCTCAATCCGCTCATTTGCGATTTTAAAGTATCCCTCATCTCGCTCAATGCCGATGAACTTTCTACCTGTGTTTACGCAGGCAACACCAGTGGTTCCAGAACCCATGCAGTTATCCATTACCACGTCACCTGGACTCGTGTAGGTCCGGATCAGGTATTCCATAAGGGCTACCGGCTTCTGGGTCGGGTGGACTGTCCTTGCTTCTGACGTAAACCGTTGGACACTACGCGGGTACTTTGACACTTCGCGCTTCCCACTCTTTTCGCTCCCTGTTCGGCTGTTTCCGCTAACCGGCTTTGCAGTCCATGCGCCGACGCCTTCTGTCAAGCCCTGCGGGGCGTACTTCATCGGGAGCTTGCTCCCGTTTGAGCAGCCGCCGCTACTGAACACCAGCACGTCTTCGTGCGCCTTTAGCGGGCGGAATTTGCAATCCCAAAATCCGCCAGTCCTGCTCTTCTCCCACACCCAGGCATACTTGAACCAGTTGGGATTGCTCATCACAAGAGCGCTGGTGAACGGCTGGCTGGCGGTCAGCACTATCGCGCCCGCACCGTTAATGACTCGCCGATACTGAGCCCAAAGCGCATCGAAAGGAATTACCGAATCCCACGCACACGCAGTCGTTCCATACGGCAGATCGCACAGGATCATGTCCACGTACCGATCCGGGATTGACTGCATGACTTGCAGGCAGTCGCCATGCGCAAGTTGTATCACTTCCGCTTCCTCCTAGCATCCTCATCCTTCCACCCGCGCTCCCACTCTTTGCGAAGCTCGGCGCATTCTTCTGTTGGTCCGTACATTGGCTTGCTGTCGATGCCTCGGCCTGACTCCCTAGCCCAGGTTCCGGCTTGGTAGGCTTGCTCTTTAGCTGTCACCACTCAGACCCGCACAGCCAATCCGCATGCTTCATCTGATTCAAACAGCGCCGGATCGTGGTCGTTCCGCCCGTAGCAACTTCATTATCATCAAACTCAGGGTATTCCTTATCCAAATCTGAGTCAGTTAGCTCAATAACGTCATCCATAGTGAAAACGGGATCATCATGCACGCTTCCACATGTGTTATTAGCTAGATATAGCGCTTGGGCAGCAGACCTTGCCGCATAAACATCGCTATCGCCAACTGCGTAAGCCTTCAAATTACTCATATCAATCTCCTAGTAGTTGATTTTGCCTTTCCCACAATTCCTGTTCGCTGCCATAGGCTCTAGCGAACGTCTTGCCGCCATCCATAAGGCTTGGTCCGTACTCAGCAACCATTTCCTTTAGCGTCATACCTTCCAGCGGGATTCGGCGATGGTGCCATGCACAAAGAGCGTACCCGTAAATATGCCCCATCCGGATGTTTCCAGACTTCATGTGCTGGTAGTCGCATCCTTCTTCATCACATGTAGCTAGCCCGCTTTCGCGCCTAACCTCGCAGGCCATACATGGGCCTTCCTTGCTCGCTACGATCCGTGCAGCCTCGTTCTTTGTTGGCGCGCTAGTGGATCGACCTCGCTTCATCGCTGAATTCGCAAATCAGCCCACATACCTGCGATCAGGGCAGCAATCATCGCAGCCCAAGATGGAGCATCGGTCAGCCAAGAAACGACTACGAACGCGATAACCACATACAGCAGGATAAGTATTTCACGAATCATCCCATCACCTTCTCTTTGTGATAGCTGCCACTCTGGAACCCATAGTCAAAAGCCTGGCGTTCAATCTCATCCTCATACGGGTTTCGGTACAGCATCCCCATAAGCGCCTGAGACGTTCCCTCATTCATGATGATGGAATATTTGGAGCCAATCTTGGGAATCTTGAAATCTACTGACACAGCGCTCTCCACTTCTCCACCTCTCTTGTGTAATGCTCGATTCTATCATTTTTGACAACCCCGTAGAAGCTAGGATCAACCTTTGCCACCTCTAACTGAGCAATGGCGCGCTCTAGCATCCGTTCCGGGCTGTCGTTCCAAATGTCAAGATTGCGTCCCTCTGAGCGCATATCTCACCTATTCAAAATCGTTTGGGTTGAACCCCATTCCGATAAGAGCCGTTCGGCACCACCGCACTGGCTTTGACTGCAATCCCTGCTCATCCGGATGGTCGCCAATCTGGATAGCCATAGTGATGGCATCCGAAGCTTGAGACTTGGTTAAGTCCTTGCTGCTTCCGCCAAGATAGATAAGCCCAGGCGAACCGTTTCCGGTGTCAATGCCTGGAAGCATCCGCCATCCAAGAACAGTTCCGCTAAGCATATGCCGCCAATCATCTTTGGACAGCCTATTGCCATGCCAAGCCAGTTGCGAAGATAGGTCGCCACAGACGCAGTTGAGCATTTTACGCTGCTCATCCGTCATCTTGGCCTGGCCTTCAACTTTCCAGTTCATGCCGTCCCCACATAGAACAATCGAACAGCCACAACGACAAGGCACCCGATCACAGCCCAGGTCACGATGCGCTCCTTGATCCGCTGACTACGCGCCTTGCGATCCAGCACACGCTGCCACATCTGCGCCCGCTCAACGTCAGCCTGAGTCTCGCGGCGAATGTCGGTGTACCTGTCTACGTGGCGGTTAGAACGACTCATCTCACCTCTCCAATTAGCAAAAAATCTTGGGAATAACAGCCATCGCAACCGAGAAGATGAACGCTACTCGCAAAACAATTCCGACAACATTATGAATCCTCATCGCGCGGTCATGCTTGATAGCCGCCTTTCTACAAGCCTCATGAAACTCAGCAAGAATCTGAGAATATTGCATAACAACTTCGCGGCTATTCATCTCATCTCTCCGTTAGGCCGTTGCCCGATGTGGCTAGATTGCCTCTATCCTATCAGTCGATCAACATCACCGGTAGAACGCTCAATCCTGCAAGTCAGGTAGTTCCTCTGATTTTTTCAGGTACATTTCTGAACGAGCCTCTGCTTCAATGGCCAGCCGATCATAGAACTGAGCGTTATCAGAATCTCCAACCATCTCCAAAGCCTTAACGTTAAAAGAATGAGAAAGCGCAAGATGTGTGTAGCTGATGCTTAATGCTTTGTAGTAAGCCTTTTTCATAAATCTTCCTTAGAAAGGCAATGGTCTAGCCTCTATTCCCCAAAAATGATCTTTCTTAGAACTTGGCGCAGCCTCTTCACTCCGCCCGTCCTGACCGAATTGCTCATGCCAATCACCACAATCCTCGCAAAAGATCGGCTCGTTTTCCCACCACTTCCAATCGCAATTAACTAGGCAGTGAACAAGCCAGCTTGCCCAATCAGGGGCGCTAGACCAATTCGGCTTACTCATCTCTTTTAACTCCAGGCTTGCGCATGTGTTTTTGAAATCCTTTCTCAAGGATCGCAAGCTTAGGAGCTAAATCCTTTGCCACAACAGTAACAATGTTAAACTTTCCGTGACCCTTCTTTTCCTCTTCACATAGATGCGCAATCCATTGATTCTTATCAACAAAGTCTTTAACGCAAGAGTCTACATCGCGCTTTGATCTTTCTGATTTGATAGCGGCCTCAATTGCCGCTAGTGGAAAGTACATCGACTTCTCATATGGGCCGTTCAAAATCTTATCTGCTGAATCATCGTCGCCATACTCCGCATAAGCGCGAGCAAGAAAATGTCGGGCTTCAGTCTTAATATCCATTACATCAGCTCCAAAAGCAGTTCATCATCGGAAATTTCAGAAAGAACATCAGCCATTGCCTGCGGCTTGATGTCGAGGAATTTGTATTCGTCTGCCAATTCCTGCTCGACGCCCGCAACCCACACCTTGCGCATCTCAATTTCCTTGGGGTTAGTAGACTGGCTCAGCCTTACGCGCTCATTGCTCAGGCGGGAAAGAATAGCGTCAAGGTGGCTGGTGTTCATGGCTGCGTCTCAGTTCGTTGGTGTAGGTCTAGATTACGGATTTACTCAAATCCTATCAACATCGTCAGTAGAACGATCATCTTCATGGATGTAACGATGGAGACGCGCTGCATCCGCCACGATCCGCTCTCCGCTCACCTTAGCCGTCTGCCGAACATCCACCGGCACGCTATTTCCGCTGGTAAACCAGGCTACTAGCTCGCGGGCTACTGCTTTCGTGTCTGTGTTCACAATGACACCACCTTATCGCTGATCGGCCAGCCTCGCCAGCCGTTGAATGCCCATAGGAGTCGATCTTTTGCCAGCGGCCTCGGCCTAGCTAGACGGACCTTGATGACCTTTTCCTTGTATCCGACCGCCAAGGCAATCTCGCTAACGCTGCATCCCTCACGGTGGAGAAGGCGGATTGTTTCAGCTTTAGTCATGACTTCAGCTTTTCCATGATGGCAGCAACCAATGGCTCTTGTACGCGATATGCCAAATCCTCATCGCTCATGCTTTCAATCAAACCGACAACCCGGCTGACAATGAGAGGCTCGGCATCCTCCACTGCCTGCTGAAGAATGTCATAACCCTTGCTAGAAGCTTTATCCCAAGAGTCCGGCTTTTTGAAAACGGTGAAAGCAGAAAGCTCTTTGACGACCTTCTCAACTCGCTCGACAAGAAACTCTTGCATCTTTCCGTCGAACAATTTATCCACCTCATCCCTCACAATCGAATATGCGGAATTGGTGATGATTCGATCGAAGTCAGCCTGTGATTTCATACGAGCAACCTCAGCAAACTGGTCTCGGCAAATCTGGCGCTTATCTTCTTCAGTCAGATAGCTGTCGATATTCAATTCAAATGTGCTCATCCCAGCAACACTCCTAGGTCATCTATCGGTTTGGTCTCTTATTGAAAAGTGCCTGGAACTCACCATGAGAAAACCATTGCCCATCCGAAGAGCCATAAACATGTGCAATAGGATTTTCAGAATTGAACTTATCCCGAGCAGCCTCCCAGCCCATACCATTGATCTCAACAATCTTTGATTCGTATCCAGCGTAATAAGAGTCAGGCTTGTTCATTTGAAAACCTCAGTTCGTTGGTGTGAGACAATATTACCAATTAAGCCAGCTACATCAACACCACTTGTAGAACGATCACTTCGTGAAATGGAACGCTGAGGCAAGCTCGTCAATCATCCTCTGCACCTTTGCCTGATCTACTGGCTTGGGTGCGCCGTTGAGTTCAAATTACGCTTTTGCCTTGATCCGATCAACATCACTTATGGAACACTTTGGTCACGAACACGGAACAATGATCCAAGCTCAGCAAGTGCTGCCTCCGCCGATTCCTTGCTGGCTGGCTTAAACTCAGGCTCAGCATGGGCAATGGCTGCTTCTGGAGCCTCGGGCAACGGCTGGCCTCGCATCACCATCTCCCTAGCCAGCTCGTACGCATCCCGAAGCATCCGATCCGACTTGTCCGCCGATGACTGCTTGAACAGGTAGCCATCGATCTGCTGCCAAACCATGATCGTAAACGGGCTACGCTGGCCGCTGTGAATCTCTAGCTTTACCTCTTGCAGCGAGGGAATGCCGAGACAGCGGGAGCGGAACTCAGGGAGCGTAGGCGGCCAAGGATCGGAGCTAGCCAAACACGCTTTCAGCCCGTTACCCACCTGGGCTGCGGTTAACCCACCTAATCCCTTCGCCCACGTCTGACCCGCCGAGGACGTTGCGTCCGTTCCGTAGGCCGAGGTCCACTTGTGGCCGTAGATTTCGCTCAACCTCAGCCACAACGTTTCCATTGTTTTCGTAGCCATCGGGGATTTCTCCGCCGTTGTTGAGGGCGATGCTGACGGCAGTGCGTTCGGCAGGAGTGAGCTTAGGTTGTGCATGATTTGATCCGTTGTTATTTCGATTGTTCCCTGTTACCCATTCGGCTTTGAATCCCTGCCATCCACGCTCGCAGCACGTTCTGATAGCCTGCTCCATCGTGTAGCCAGCTTTGTTGGCCTCTCGCCTGATACCGTCAACAGCGGTCTGCGTTACGCTGGCTCGCTTGGCCTTGCGTAGCTTCACGAAGTCATCCACCAACTCAGGCGGCACGTCTGGAAGCAATGCGTGCGCCGAAGGTGCACGAATAGTCTTTTGCTTCTTCTCTTGGTTATTGGTTATTGGTTCTTGGTTAGCATCGGAATCACTAGCATCCGCATTGCGTTCGTTTTGCGTTGGCAATGCGTTCGCATTCTTCCACCGTGCGTTAGCAGATGCACGGGCCTTTTCAGCCTTGCCCTTGTATTCTGCAATCTCCTTGTCGCAACGCGTATGACGCCAACCGTCATCGCCGAGAGTGAAGTAATGCTTCAAAAGCAGACGTACAGTTTTTTCATCCGAACGGTATGCGAACGCAATGCTTTCGCAGTCATCTTCAAATGGAGATTCATCGGTGTAGTATCCCCACAGCATACGCATGTAGGTAGCAATCTGATGATCGTTTAGGTTGGCGGTGTCTTTGATGAAGTCGCCAATATGGTGCTGGTAGTAGTGCATCAGCCAAGAGCCTTCATGTAGCGAGCAACTAGACGATCACGAACAGCCACTAGACGCGGCTCTTCCGTGAAGTTCCAGCCAGGATATGTGCAACGGCCGTAATCGTCTTCATACTCAGCCTCCTCAGACGGGAAAGCTTTGTACATGCGCGCATTAGCCTCAGCGCGAGCGGCCCCGATCTTCGTCATGAAGTGGCGACCACGGCGAGGGCTGTAGTAAACCTCTCGCGTCTTCTTTTCTACAGGCATGAAAATACCCTTTAGGTTCGATGGACCGCATGGATAGCGATCCCCGAGATGGTAGGGTCATTGCGACCTATGTTAAGGGTCCACAACAGCCCACCGAACCTAAAGGGTACTCGCTACCAACTCTTTTATTCCGGCCGCTAAACCGGGCCAACGCAGAACGCTGGCTGACATAGTAGAGCAAATAAAAAAGGCCGCGTCAATAGCGGCCTTGGGGTTAGATCAGTCGGCCATCGAAGGCTTGCTCGATACGATTCTTTGCAATCTCGAAATACCTATCATCGCGCTCAATGCCAATGAACTTACGGCCAGTGTTTGCGCAGGCAACCCCAGTCGTGCCGGAACCCATGCAGTTGTCCATAACAATCTCGCCCTCATTGGTGTACGTGCGAATAAGATATTCCATTAATGCTACTGGCTTTTGAGTTGGATGTTCGCCACTCTGTACAACGTCGAACTCAAGAGTCTGCTTTGGGTAATTAGTCCATTCTTGCACATAACTTTTATCAGTCCCGCTCCCGTAGTTTTCTCCATCTCTCTTTGAATTTCTAGAATTACTTGGGGAGTAGATAAGACCTTGTGGGTTATAAGTTGATCCTCCAAACACACAGATTTCCTCTGTGTCCCTAAGTGGCATTCTTTTTGCGTTGAGAACATTTGTTGCCCGGTTTTTACGCCAATACCATACGTACCGGAAAATGTTCGCTTTACTCATTACAAGGGCTGATGTAAATGGTTGTGCCGCAGTAAGCACAATTGCGCCACGACATAGCCTTGTGTAATGGTCCCATAATGGTTCAAACTGAATGATTGAATCCCATTTATTCTGCGTAGTTCCATATGGAAGATCGCACATGATCATATCAACCGATCCATCTGGAATCTTCTTCATCTCCTTTAGGCAATCGCCTTTGTAAAGCGTATATCGCATCAATACACCACCTTTGGCATTTCCGGCCAAACCTGATTGCCGCGCATATCCTCAACGCGCCGAGTACATGGATTGCACTCGGCATTGGATGCGGCGTCGGCATCGTCCATAAGCTCGATCATGTAGAACATGTCATCGCGGTAGAAGATATAGGTGTTCACTTGTTACCCCAATGTGCAACCTTGATCCATGCAGGCTTGGCGCTGCCATTGCTAGTTTTTGCTGATGCATATCCGATCCGCTGAATGAAGCCATCGTTAGACAGCGAACGGATCGTTCCGCCGAATGTGCGGAAGTCCATCGTTTCGCCAATGTCCTTGACCACATCGACCAACAGTTCCTCAGCCAAGAATGACTTTGCGCGATACTTACGGGCGATGATTCGCTTTGCTGAGTAGTAGCTAGCGGCCTGCCATGCGTATTTGTCCATCATCACACCTTCCTCCCAGTCAGTTCCTCAGTACAGCGATGGCAATACTTGAACCGCGAACCCATGCCGGTCACATGGACAGGATATTCCTCGCAGTGGGAACAGATCGGCAGTTCAGTCTCAGGCTTACGGTTAGCGTGCTGGCGGAGCGAAAGGGCCAGGTGGTATTCGCTCAGGTCGCTTGCGGAGTCTGCGAAGTCCATTACGGGCGCTCCTCTAGTGTCCCATTGCCATCAACAGCATTTGCCTCCTCATATCTACCATTTGTAACCCATTGTTTTGTTGGATAATCCCATGATGGCTGGTTCTCGTACCAATGCCATTTTTCATCGCCATCCTGCGAAAGCCAATTTGCCCAATCTGGCGCGCCATCCCAACTAGGTTTCATATCTCTCTCCTTATTCCTTCTGACCTAGAAGAAGTCCACTAACAAAAAATCCAATAGCAGCCATTACGATGTTTGCAATTTTTTGCTCAGGCTGCCCGTAGATAACAATACTTTGGTAAATCCCGCTTGCAAGATTCATCCAAAAGAATGCCTTAGTCCACATTGGCAATCCCCTACTTAAGAATGACCCAGCCGACAATCAGCAGGGTTACGGCGGTCCAGATTGCCACAGTCGGCAGCTTGGACTTGCGATAGCGGCGGTACTGTGCGGTTTGCGTTGTGGCGTCGATTGAGTGCCACAGCATGCGGTCGGAAAGGCGGCTCATTCTTCACCTCTAACACGTGCGAGAGCGGTTACCAATTCTGCGCGCATGCGCTCTTCAATCGCCTCTCCTGCACCGCCGTAGCCTCGGTACTCGCCGTGAGTAGAAAGAAGCTCATCCACCTTTTCGATTAGATTTTCCACTGCTTCGCGTGCATCTGCCAACTCACACGGAGTTGCTACGAATCCATCGTCAAGAAGAACTCGCTCAACCTCATGCATCAATCGAACACAATCAACAGGGCTTCTCATTTCAGGCTCCTTTGACGCGGGCGAGGGCGGCGCGGAGAGAAACATACTCTGGCTCTTCGCCATCATGCGCCAACCTTTCAATTGAGTACCCGTAACCACGTTCCCTATCCAGAGCTTCTGCGTAGTCCCCAAGTGTATGCAAAGCCTCTTCAGCCGTATCGATAAGCTCGGCTACTGCGGCGCGGGCTTCGACCAAGCTGGATGGCGCAGTTGCAAACTCGCACATCAGCTCGTCCAGTTCCGCCAGCACATCAACATTCTTATTCATATTCATCCCTTAACAAGTTTAAGTTTCGTTGGTTTAGGCCCATCATGCGGACTTTTGACGCAGTGCAGCATGTAGCCCTTGACTGTCGGCTGAGGCTCTATCGTGTAACCTTGCTCGCTCATCACCTCTAGGTATGTGTCAATTTTGTGCTTGGGGATAGTGGTGTGGATCATATCGCCACTATGGAGGTGCAGCCATGCTGCCGGTGGTTTTCGGTGCTTTGCCATGGGTCCACTTTGCCTAGGTTTGGCGGGCCTATCAAGTCAGCAAATAGAACGATCAGTTCCAGATTAGTACATTTATTGGCACTCTGGGTTGGCGTAATCTACACCCATCGACAGGGCTGATGCCCACATAGGAGAGGCAACATGGCTACCAAGTACGACAACTGGAAGACCTCAGCGCCGGACACCAATAGCGAGGCTTGGACGGAGGCTGTAGAGGAAGTGGCTGACGAAATCGGACCCGTTGAGCGCGCTGAGATGGTGCAGACTCTGGCAGTAGCTACGGGCGCTCTGGACTGGATCGCTGGCGCTATCGAACTGCCGCAGCATCATCTGGCCGCATTCCGCGACCTCATCAAGATGGCCGACAGCTACCGTGAGCAGGTCGAGGATGCAATGAAGGTGTACCATGACCCGCGAGATTGATTGGAAGAAGAAGGATGTTTGGACTCACCGCGAGTCCAACTTCTGCGTAGAAGTAAGCCGCCATGATGGCTCGAAGCTGGATGGCAGCACTGAGAACATTTGGTGTATCTATGCTTACGTCTGGAACAATCATCCGGCGTTCGCCCTATTCAAACGCGATGGAAGGTCTTCGGATCAGCCTTGCTTTGATGTTCACAGCTATCCAAGTTTTTACAATCCGCATATCAACAAGGATGGCGAAGTTACTGCCCATCAAATCGGCTGGGATTACAACCATGATGGTGACTGGCACTATCTTGAATGCGAAACAAAGGATGATGCAGCCAGCGTTTTTTGGGATGCCGCTGGACTAGCAAATCAGTTGAGGAATTGGGGAAATGAGGATTGATTGGTGCCTTGTGTTCAGCGACGTTCGCACCATCGCAACCGTAGCCGCCATGACCGTATGCGTCGGCGGCTTGCTCATCATCGGCTTGATCGGAGTGGCTACCTGATGCTCAACAAATGGACCAGCCTGGCGATGTTCCTTGTATGTCTCGCAGGCATCTACTACTGCTGGCACGATGACAGCGGAGGGATCGTGCTTTTCACGTTCGGCGCTGCTGTGTGTGGTGTGCTGACTTACTTTGAGTGGAGGAAGTGATGGCTAAAAGGATGGAGGGGCTTGTCGGGAAGCTCACGATAAGCAGACGAAGCGATGACATGATTTATATACAAATCACAGACGAATCATCAAAATCAAGGTTTGTTGAGCTTGAATTGACGACTTCTAACTTTGCAATGGCAGTGACTGGGTTGTCTCATGTCGAGTGCAAGCTATCTGTTGATCGACTGGATGCAGTTGGCAAGGAAAAACAGGTAGAAACCCGAAAAGCACTTTGCCCTCTTAACACATATGACAGAGAAAAGCTGGTTCAGTGGATTCATCAAAATTGCTGGGAAGATGGCTGGGAGATTGATGCATACATTGGGTCTCAAGGCAGTGTAACTAGAGTTGAGGATGGAACACTTCTTCGGTACAAAGTGTTTAGATACATTGATAGAGTGGACCGCTGATTCTCAGCTAGAGAGACTACAGCACGGTAAAATAGCTGTACGATGCAGATATGGAGAGGAAAATGAATGAAGTAGTTGAGGCGCAGCCGAAAGAGCAGCGCATGGCCCCGTATCAGGCGGCTATCAAGAAGGCAGAGGAAAAGTTCCGCGAGGTAGCTGAAAAGACGGTCAACTATGATCGTGAGTGCATCTTTGCCATGCAGGCATTGATGAAAACCGACTTCGCCATGCAGACGGCCAATAAGAACCCAAAGTCTGTTCACCTGGCGATGATTAACGTGGCATCCACCGGCCTGACGTTGAATCCGGCGAATGCCTACGCGTATCTGATCCCGCGTGATGGCGCTATTGTCCTTGACATTAGCTACAAGGGACTTATCAAAATCGCCACGGACACCGGCGCTATCCGGTGGGGCCGTGCTGAGATTGTCTACGAAAGCGATACGTTTGAGTACCACGGCCCAGCCCGCGAGCCGATCCACAAGTGCAATCCGTTCAAGCGCAAGGATGATGACCAAATCATCGGCGTCTACTGCATCGCCAAGACTAGTGACGGCGACATTCTGACGGAGGTCATGGGCGCGGATGAGCTAGAAAAGATTCGCGGTAAGTCCATGAGCTACGCCAAGAAGAAGTCGGGGCCGTGGGTTGAGTGGTTTGAGCAGATGGCCAAGAAGGCGGTCATCAAGCGCGCTAGCAAGACTTGGCCGTATACCGAGCGAGCCGAGAAGCTGAATCAGGCAATCGAGATGGCTAACGAGTCTGAAGGCGGCTATGACCTTGAGGCCGAGGCCGTCAAGCTTGTCAGCCAGGATCAAGCGGCAACGATCCGCGATCACATTGAGGCATCCGGCATTGATGCGTCTAAGCTTCTTGGGATCATCGGTGTTGAGGCGGTTGAGGCAATTCCGGCTAGTCGATTCACCGAGGTTGTTCAGACAATCCAAGAGGCTTCGAAGGCGTGAAGATTCTAGAGTGCGAGCAATACTCGCCTGAGTGGTGGGCGGCTCGGGCTGGCGTTCCTACGGCATCCAATGCAGACCGAATCCTGACCGCAGCGGGCAAGCCATCATCCAGCCAAGCCGCTTACATGGCCGAGCTGATAGATGAGATTGTTCGCCCACGTGATGAGCGGCCAAGCGATGAGCAGGCATTCGGCGGTAATCGACACACTGAGCGCGGCAATGAATTGGAGCCTAAAACGAGAGCTTGGCACAGCCTAGTTAGCGGATGTGAAATCAAGGAAGTCGGAATGATCTTCCGAGACGATGGTCTAGTAGCTTGCTCCCCGGATGGGCTAATGCTCGGGCGAGACTCACAGCCAATCGGAGGCGGAGAATACAAGGCTCCGGAAGGCAAGAAGCATGTACTATGGATGATCGAGAACAAACTACCGGATGAGCATAAGCAGCAGGTTCATTTCTCACTGGCAGTCAGCGGCTTGCCGTTTTGGGAGTTCGTGAGCCACTGTCCAGGCTACAAGCCGTTCCGAATCCGAGTAACACCCGACGACTACACAGCCAAGATGGCGGCTGAGATTGACGCATTTGTCATCAAGCTACAGGCAGCAAAAGAAAAGTTCATCGACTATATCAACCAAAGGAAGTGAGATGGCAAGCGGATTGAACAAAGTTCAGTTGATCGGAAATTTGGGAAATGACCCTGATTGTAAATACACCCAAGCTGGCAAGTGCATCACTCGGATCAGCGTAGCAACAACCAATGTCTACAAGGACAAGGAAGGCAATCGCAAGGAGGATGTTCAGTGGCATCGAGTTGTATTCTTCGGGAAGATTGCGGAAATTGCAGGCGAATATCTGCGGAAAGGATCAAGCGTCTACATCGAGGGTTCGCTGAAGTACGATAAATTCACTGGTCAGGATGGTGTAGAGAAATACACAACCGACATTGTTGCTAGTGAGTTGAAGATGCTTGGCGGAAAGCAGGAAGGCCAAAGCGGAGGCTCTGTCGGATCGCGCGGTAGTACGCCACAGCGACAGCAGCCACAGCAACAGACTCCGCCGATGGATGATTTTGAATCAGATGATATTCCATTCTGATATTCCATTCGATTCTGATATGTGATATGGTGCTGCAATGGACACAAAACATTGCAACACCTGCAAAAAGACAAAGATACACAGCGAATTCCATCTTAGAGCAGCTAGCCCTGATGGTCTTTCTGCAAAATGTAAAGATTGCGCAAAAGCCTACGACAAGGCTAGAGCAAATCTTCCGCATCGAGTTGCAGCAAGGATTGCATACCAAAAAACAGAAAATGGGAAGAAATCTGTTTTAAAAGCTAAAAAGAAGTATGACTCTTCTGAAAAGAAGTTGGCTTGCATTCAACGGCATAGAGCAAAGCACCATAAGAAATACAAAGCTAGGCAGGCTGTAGGAAATGCAATAAGAGATGGAATTTTAATTAGAGGCGTATGTGAGGTATGCGGCGAAATTAGAACGCATGGTCACCATGACGACTACAACAAGCCGCTTGATGTTAGATGGCTATGTACTACACACCATGCGCAGTGGCACAAAGAAAACGAACCAATAACCTGAGAGGAATTGAAATGACCACTAAGCAAGAACTTGAACTCTCTGTAGCTAATGCCAAGGCCGCTCTTGCAACCGCTGAGGCTGCACTTCAGGCATTCAATGATGCGCCTGAAAACAACCGATTTGATGATCTGCAAGTTGCGCTTGATACGATTGAGGATGATCTTCGCAGCCAGGCTTTTGAGGATTGCCAAGGTGCTTACAACTGCGGCGCAGACTCCTACAGCAAGGAGTTCTACGTAGGCGATACGCTCTATCGTGGCACGGCTGAGTTTGAGTACAACCGCCATGACAAGACGTACTACTACATTGAAGAATGCAATTTCACCTATGAGGAAGTGAAATGACCAAGCCTAAGAAGAAGCCTAAGACTGGCGATGTTGTTGGGTGGGTGGTGCTGGACAATGAAGGAGATATTCGCGGAGGCGTTCGATCAAGCCGAGAGGATTCCCGTTCGGCTAAAGAATGGATGAACGATAGGGCTAGCTGTCCTCCATACCGAATCGCCAAGATCGTCCTAGCCAAGTGATCGTTCCATTTCCGTAAACGATCTGTTCCACACATGATGGCTTCATCGTTCCTAGTAATGGGTATGATGTAGCCATCAATCACTAGGAGGGTGTTGGGATGAAGCGATATAGTTGGTCAACTGATTTTATGGAATGGTGGGA